TTAGGATAATAAAAGCAATAAAAGCCAATGAATACCCTTTAACCGGCCTCGTAAGAATTTATAGCCTCTTTGCTTCAGGGTTTTTACTGTATTCACAGAAACACCTAAATCTGCAGCAATTTCTGGATTGGTCAAGCCATTCATGGTCATAACAATCACTTTTCTTGATTGTGGTGATAAATCTTTAATGGCCTCGTAAATTTGAGAATGAACTTCCTCCTCAATAATAGAATCTTCCAAATACCATTGGGAAGATAAAGCAATAATATCTGCTTCACTTTTATCTTTTACAGATTGGTGGCGCAAATAATTTAAACAAGCATTTCGAACAGAAGAATACAAATAACTTTTTATCGCATTAATGTTGGAAATTTCAGCTCTTTTTTTCCATAGGCAAAAAAAAGATTCCTGCACAATATCATCACAAACATCACTGTCTGTAATAAATTTTCCGGCAAATCCACACAATGGATGATAGTGATTCTCGAATATGCTCTTGAATACCGATCGATTTCCTTCCGCAAATTGCTTTATCAACAGACTGTTATTTCCCATTGAGAATCAAAATTAGAAATAGAAATGGGATTTCCAAAAAAGAAAGAGGATTCACAAAAAACAAGTCTGCCCTTTTCTATTGCGCAGCAAGAATCATAAAAACATAAAAAACAACACCCTTGTTTATTACCTGATATTGTTTCAATAAATACCTATACTAAATATTGGCCATTACACTTTTCTTCATCTCTCATGCTTTTTTACTTGGATTGCTTATATGGGGCTTAAAACGAATTGTGCATAAAGGTTTTTGAATTTTATTTGATTTTCAGAGAGTTACGTGTTTGTGATTTAAAACGAATTGTACGGATTTCTTTAATTGCATTGAATTGAGCTTTAATTATTAAACGACATTTAAGTGAGGTTTAAAGGGCATTACAAGTGCCGTGAACAAATATACTAAGATTTGATTAAACCCCTGTAATATTAGGGTGTTAGAGTGAAAGCAAATACATGATATCACTATGCGACAGCCTTGAATTTGGTTGCCGCATTTTTTGTGCTCTAAAATTGAGACAATTCGATTAAAAAATGATTGGGCATACTAATGGGCATACAAATGGGCATACAAAACACAGTGAAAAACAGACGTTGAAAGCAGTGTAACTTACCGTTTAAACATGTTGAATGCGCTAAATTGACATTTAAAGCCATAGTTAAAACCACAATAATCGACAATTAAAAACATGCAAAAATACCCACACATACCGAAAACAAAAGGGTGTGTGGTATTTACATCTACAACCACATGTGAGCGTGTGTGTTATTTGTCTTTTTTGAATTGATTTGTGATATCGTCGAGGCGATCTTCGAGGCGTTGGAGTCTGGAATAATATTGATCGTGAATGTTTGGCATTTTTGCAGAAAAGTACCATTCGGCATGCCAGATGGTATTCACTTCCTCTACTTGTAAATTAAAGTTTGGGTAAGTTGATTTGTCGGGATTATCCGACATTAATGTGATGAAACCACGCTTAATGCGGTTTTTTACCCGCTTTAAATATGCTTTGCCCTCCTTATCGGAAACTACATAAATGTGTTCATCCCGCATGTGCTCCCACTCGTCGGGTTCCAATAATCGAATTACAATAAAACCACTATCCTGCAATGTTGGTGACATGGAATCACCTTTTACGCGGACGCAAATATGATGCCCGTGAGTGAGCATTTGATCGGGCAACTGGATTGTATCCTCAGTAGTAATGTAGTCGCTGTTGTTGAAACCGTTGTTTCCGGCAGTTACATTGATATCTGTAATTGGAACCAGCTTGCCACTCACACCGTGATATGATTCTTCGGGTTCGTTAACTGCCGGTGTTAACGAGTTGTTTTGATACTCTTTTCGGAGTTGAGACCCCTTGCCTGTTAGTAACCAATCCAAATTTAAATTATTGCATTTTGCAAATATTAATTTGTAGTTAATTGTATCTCTTGATATCCATGATGACACTGTGCTCTGAGCCACGCCCAGAAAGGAAGACAGCTGTAAGTCAGTATCTAAAGAGTAGGCTGATTTGATACGATCAAGAATTGACGGTATCGCAATTTGTAATTTTTCTCCTTGCATTATTGCAAAATGTAATATATATTTGTCTAAGTGTTAGGACAAAAATACGACAAAAAAGATGAACAAAACAGAAATATTATCAAAAAAACGCTACGGGGATGTTGCAATAGTTGCAACAAAACTTGGTGTTAGTGTCGGAAACGCACACAAGATATTGTCAAGAACAAACGCAAAAAAACATGACGAGGCAATGGGGTTACTCGTTAGGATTATCGCAAGTCGCGAAGAAATAATAAATGAGACTTCTGAAGTTTCAGAAATAGAAAAGTAACAATTCAACAATCACAACTCTTGGAATATTACAATAACATATTGTGTGTAGAAGGTGGATGGCTTTATGGCGCTGGCGATGTTATGTCGAAATATAGCTATGATGCAAACATCAGAAGAGGCTGGATAAAGGTTGAGCGACGTGCCTGTAAGGGCACTCCGGCGCTTATTGCCTACGACAGTATTCCTGAGCGGTTTAAGAAAGTGATTGTTGACAAGTTTGGCGATCCTCACAAAACAACGAAACACAATCAGTTTAAAAGTTATATAGTTCCTGATGCGGAGGCTTTGGAATTTTACAGCGCTTACCGCCTGCCTGACGGCAGAGCCTTACCGGAAAAAGCAATACAGGAGTATTGCACCAATGCAAGTTTTTTGAACGCTCTTTTAAAGGTTGAGAGCAATAAAGGTTCCCAGCGCAGAGCACTGGGTGGAAGTGCGAGAGGTATTTGGGAAAAACTGGCGAGCGTGGTTGATCGCCTTAAGGACGAATACCCTCACACACTTCCTGCTAACAGCCGCCGACTAAAGGACAGATTGAAAGCTTACAAAAAAGACGGTTACATGTCGCTGGTGCATAAGAACTACTGCAACGATAACAGCCGTAAGGTTTCTGCAGATTTGGAACATCTTATATTATCTCTTTACACCTTACCTAACAAACCGTTTTCGAGCAGTGTTCACGATATGTATCTGCAATTTTTAGGCGGTGCCATTGATGTAGCCGATAGTGTTACAGGTGAGTTGTTTGACCGCGAGGCATTTATTGACAAGAACGGAATGCCGATTTTGGTTTCTGACTCTACGATTTGGAATTATATCAACAATCCGAAAAACAGAGCGATTGTTGACAACGTAAGAAATGACGGTCATTACTACAATGATATGCACCGACCACACCACCACCGACATGCTCCGGCTTATTCGTTGAGTAAAATATCGATGGATGACAGGGATCTGCCTCGCAAAATGAAAGATGGTAATCGCGCGAAAGCCTACTATGCTTACGATGTTGCAAGCGGTTGTGTTATTGGTGCTAGCTACAGCCGACTGAAAGATAAATCACTGTTTATTGACTGCATACGCGACATGTTCCGAAATATCTACAACTGGGGTTACGGCATGCCAATGGAGGTTGAGGTTGAGCACCATTTGGTGAACAATTATAAAGATGATTTGATGAAAGCAGGTACCATTTTCCCATTTGTGCGCTGGTGTAACCCCGGCAACTCGCAAGAGAAAAGGGCAGAGCACTTTAACCGTGCCAAAAAGTACGGTTACGAAAAGAAATATCAAGATGGTATTGGACGCTTTTACTCGAAACTGGAAGCCAACCGGCCCAAACAGGAAAAGATATTTGATGAGCACAATGACAACTATAAGGAAAAGACCTTCACGTTTGATGAGTTGGTTGCTGACGACCTTTTTATTATTGAAAAATTTAACAACAGATTGCACCCCAAGCAAAAATTATACAAGGGGTTGACCCGCATGGAGGTAATGCAAAGAAATCTGAACCCGAACCTAGCGAACATTGACAAGCCCGTGCTCGCAAAATGTATTGGTGAAAAGGTGAAAACCACTATTCGCAGATCGCAATATGTACGGGTTCAGTATGCCGATTACCAATTGCCATCGCCACAGGTGCTTGAGATGTTAGAGCCAAACAACTACAGTGTTGTTGCTTACTACATCCCCGAAAAGGATCAGACTATTGGTGATGTGTACTTGTACCAAGATGGTGACTTTATCGCAAAATGCGAAAAGATTGAAACCTACAACGAAGCAAAAGCCGAGCAAACTGAAAAGGATGATATCGCTTATCAGAATCAGGCCAAATATGTGGCCGAGTTTGACAAGATGACAAAAACAGGTAAGAAAAAGCTTTCAAAAATACATGTGATTGATAATGCAGAGCGCTTTGAAAGTGTAAAGGCTGAAATGGTGAAGATACCCACACTACCTAATAATAAGGAAGATTTTGAGGAATGTTTTGACGAGGATTTCTATTCGTCGGGCAACGCAATTAATGACTTATAAACCAATACCCATATATAATGATTACAAAAGAAGTTAAAAACAGAATTGTAGAGGCCATGAATGCCTCCCGAAAGAATTACTCATCGAATGCGAGGTTTGCTACTGCAATTGGCATAAATGCCGCACAGTTGAGTCGTGTACTTAACGGTGATTTGGAAAATGTGGTGGCCGACAACAAATGGATTTCAATTGCCAGGCGATTGGATGTTCATATTGGCAACGCAACTGAAATGGTAACCGCCAACACACCCGTTTTCAAGTACATTAACGCACAGTTGGCAACCTGTCAGCAGTTTTCACTTAGTGGTATGCTTTGCGATGATGCTGACATAGGCAAAACCTATGCCGCCAAGCATTTTGTTAAGACTGCTAAAAATGCGGTTTATGTAGATTGCAGTCAGGTGAAAACCAAACAAAAGCTGGTTCGCTTTATTGCTAAGGAACTTGGATTGAACGGTGCCGGAAGGTATCAGGACATATACGAAGATGTTGCTTACTACCTGCGATCTATTTCTTACCCGATCATCATATTGGACGAGGCAGGTGATTTGGATTACGGCGCTTGGTTGGAGCTGAAGGCCCTTTGGAATGCTACCGAACGCGCCTGCGCCTGGTACATGATGGGAGCCGACGGCCTTAAGGATAAGATTGAGCGAAACATGGGGCGCAAAAAGGTGGGTTATGTTGAGATTTTTAGCCGTTACGGTGGCAAGTACGAAAAGGACGGCAGGATTAAGCTGCAAAAGGTGACTCCTGAAGGTGGAGAGGAAAAGAAAGCCTTTACCCGTCAACAAGTTGCTCTTATTGCAAAAGTGAACGGTATTAGTGATGTTCAGAAACTATACGCCCAAACGGGTGGCTCTCTTCGAAGAATTTATACAGAAATTCAGAAACGTAAAGCACAGGAGGCAACATCATGATAAAAGTAACATTTGAAGATAAAGGACAGGATTTCCTTTGGTGGAAAATTACCGATCAGGGCGCTGTTGTTGATTGCGGCCCTTTTCAAAAAGACATTTGGTGTGGGAGTTTTGTGTATTTGGAGACTGTGCAGGTTGGGTTTTGTATCGAGTTTATTGGTAAAAATGGAAACGGCTTATTGACTTTGAATTATAAAACTGAAAAAATAGAGGAAACAACTCACCCACTTAAAGGAAACGACTAACCCATGAGTACTGCCCTAAAAGAAAGAAAAAGAGCCGTTAGTGTATCGGAAATATACACTAAGAAATTTAATGTACTGCCCTTTGATGGTGCTTGGTTGGATAGTTTTGGAAAACCTGAATTGACAGGAACGTGGTTGGTTTGGGGACCGAGTGGAAACGGAAAAACACGATTTGTATTGCAGTTGTGTAAGTACCTGGCAACACTGGGAAGAAAAGTGGCTTACAACTCGCTTGAGGAAGGTGCCTCGCTGAGTATGCGAAACGCATTTATGGATGTAGGGATGGAGGAAGTAAAGCGAAGAATAGTACTGTTGGATGCCGAGCCGATTGATCAGCTGATTGAGCGTTTGCAAAAAAGGAAAAGCCCCGATGTGGTAGCAATAGACTCGGTGCAATATACAGGAATGAATTACAAGGACTACAAACGCCTGCGGGCAATGTTTCCCAACAAAATGTTCATTCTTATCTCTCATGCCGACGGCAAGAACCCGGCCGGACGGGTTGCCGGATCGATAAAATACGATGCCTTTGTTAAGGTTCGGATTGAAGGTTACAAAGCCTTTCCGCTAAGTAGGTACGGCGGTGGTAAACCTTACACAATTTGGGCAGAGGGCGCAGAGGATTACTATATGGATTAATAAACAAGGTTATGACAGCAATTAAAAATAAGTTACTCAGAAGTTTTCATGCAGCATGCCACAAGGCTAATATGACTGCCGACGAAAAAAGCCTATTGGTTTCCTCTTTTAATGTGACAAGCTCGGCAGACTTAAGCTCAGAGCAATTAAAATATATCCTAAGAATTTTGGAAAAAGACGCCAACCCAGAAGGAGACCAATGGCGCAAACGGGTAATTGCATCGGTAGGTGCATGGCTTCGCAATTGCTCTATTGACCATGATATTGATACCATTAAAAGCATTGCCTGCAAGGCATCTGGTTACTCAAGGTTTAATCAGATACCTGTATCGCGCCTGCGCTCTATTTACTACGAATTTTTAAACAAACAAAAAACGACGACCGGCGCACAAGCTGTGAAAGCAGATATTACTAAATACCTAACAACCTGCAACTGATGAAAGCAACAGAACAGAAATTACAGAAGGCTTTGGGCATTAGCTCTGACACATACGCCGAGATGATGTATGAGTATGGATGTGCCTATTTGGAGCAAAGAAAAGAGAATTTAATTACTGATTGTAAATGTAAAGAAGATCAGGCTGAAAAGTTCACGGCCATTTTTCGCAATTCGACCATATGGTGGAACTGGTGGCGCAGGGAGTGGCAAGCGGTTGACCGATTGTTTCTGCGATTAAACGAGCATAGAATGGAGGATTACCGCATAATGCAGGAATGTCACACCAAAATTCCGCCTCTTGACGAGGTTGATTTAATTCTTGACAATCATGTAATTATTAAAGACCTGAGCAAAGCAGCTCTATTATTAACCGAAAAAAAAATGCCATACAATGATGATTCTAAAAGTATTCTTTACACCGGACGAGATAAAAAAGTTTTTCCGAGACAATGGATTTAAGGTGGTAACCCACACTTTCGGACGATTCGAAAGCCGATATCACAACAGGGAAGAGTGGGTAAACTACGACGACGACGCTGTTGAAATTGACGGCCAATTTATAAAGGCTGAAACTCTTTTCGAGAAAGTTGCTGAGGGGAAAATAAAGAAAATGATTGCCCCCGAAAGTCTCGAAACAAAACGAATAATAGAAAGAACCTTTAAACAAATTAAAAAAGGAAGCTATGCAGATCATAATTAGCAAACTAAATAATAACCCTAAAACGAAGTAAAAAATGGAAGAATTAAAAATGTTATCGGAAGAGGACTTACAGGCTGAATTGGATCGCCGACAAGAAGCTAAAAAACGCGAAGCGATTAAGGCGAAAGAGAACTATGAGACAGATCGCGACAAGCTGGTAGGCTCGATGATTAATCAGGCACTTTACATTAACAGTGTGATGGGTGCATTTAAAGGCGAGGCCATTTCGCGGTTGGATGATTTTTATGAGCGAGCGAAAGCTTACGGTGACATCCGCTCGACGAGTAAAGGCGGTTTTTCGCTTCGCACAAGCGATGGAAAGTTTAAGGTGAGCTACGACCGCAACACTATGGTTGAGTACGATGAGCGTGCTGATTTGGCTGAACAGCAACTGCGTGAATTTTTACAGCACATGGTGAAAAAACGTGACGAAAAAGCCTACGAAATTATTACTACTCTTTTGGAGCGTGGAAAATCGGGGCAATTTAACCCGATTGCCATTAATCAGCTGATTAAAATGGAAGACAAATTTAACGATCCGCGCTGGGTGAAAGCAGTGCAATTGTTTAAAGAGTCGCATGCCGTGCATTTAATCTCTTACAGCGTTAGCTTCTATGTGAAAAATGAGGATTCGGGAAAAGATGAATTGGTTCGTCTTAGCCTTCCCAGCATTCCAATAATTAGAGATACCGATGATGGAAAAGATAACGCAATCGGAGCAGATTAAAAAGCATTTGGAGAGTGGCGGCACCATTACCGCCCTCTCGGCTTTGCAAATATTTGGATGCATGCGCTTAGCGGCACGAATATCGGAACTGCGCAAAAAGGATCATTTGCCAATTGCCTCACGCACCGTTACCAATGGTGATAAACGATTTTCAGAATACTATTTACAACACAATTTAAAAACGGTTTAAATGAAAGCAAAATGTTATTTAAGCGGCCCTGTAAGCGGCAGACCATCTGACATGAATGCGGCACAATTTGCCGCAGCTGCAATAATGGCTAAGGACGCCTTTGATGTGGTGAACCCGACGGCAAACATATCTCCCGATGAAGAATGGGCACCTGCAATGATACAATGTTTACAAGATTTGATGGGCTGTGAGGCAATTCTTTTACTACCCGGATGGATAGATAGTGCAGGTGCAAAAATTGAGCGCGATTTTGCCGAGCGTATTGGCATGCGTATTCTTAAATATGAGGATTTGAATCCTTATTTGAACGAGTGCGAGTGCGATGAAACACTTGTTTATTCGGGAGACTATGAGGCTTGTGTCATGTGCGGAAAAGTAAGGAAAATTGAAACATCAAAAAAAGCGGTATGAAAAGGGTATTTCCAAACATATATGTTCCAAACAATGTGAAGCCAACACTTGTGATTCGTATAGTGAGCGACATTTTTGGAATTAGCAAAGCAGGCTTACTGATAAAGGGGGTTCGATCGTGTGTTGATGCAAGGCAGTCAGCCTGCTTGTTACTTCGCAAGTCTGGAAGATCATTGCAGGAAACGGCTGATTTTTTTAGTATTAAATCAGAGGCTGTTTGTTATGCCCAAAGGGTAGTACCGAACAAATATGAAAGCGACAAGCAGTTTGCTTATCGGTTTGATATGGCACTGGCTATGCTGAAAGGCGGCAGTTTAGAGCTGGATATTGAGGAGGCTAAAAAACTTGCTATGAAAACAGATTATGCCTGTTTTGCTAACGAAGAAAAAGGAAATGAAATAAATACGGCCGATGCCGGAGCTTTTTTTCTGGAAGGTTATAATTGTGCTTTAAGGGGTTTAAAATTGGGGTGATATGAAACGACATGAGATTATGGATAAGTTGGAAGGCATAGAAAATCAGTGCTTTAAGCGAAACACGGGAAGTAATGAGGCTGAGCTTGAATTTAAAGAAGAAATAGCCGATTGGATTTATGCACTTGAGCAAAACGCAACAAGAAGCGTAAGAGTCGCAGTAATTGGCAGTGATTGTATTGGCGTTGGTAAATCAAGCCTGACGGAAGCCTTATTGAAAAAACTTGATGTGGTTGGGAAAGTTGAACTTGTTGAAATTAATGAAAATAACACCCTCAGCACAGGGCATACTATGAATGAATTGCGTGTTGATGAAATGATACTAACTAGAAAGGTTGTTGATTTGCCGTTTTCTCCACCTGAAAAAAAGCCACACCACGATAAAAATGTTCGCAGGCACGCTAGAAAAAGCCAATGGTAGGTTAGCTGAAAAAGAATTACACAAACTCAAAAAAAGGTATAAAATGATTTTAAGATTTAAAAAAGGAAGCGAATTGGAAAAAGCCGTTTTGAAGCAAAACGACATTAAGAATAACAGCCGGACTGAGGCTATGGAAATAGTGGAGAAACACACCGGAATTATACCGAGTGGGTTTGGATATCATTGGGGGTTTGGTAGCAATTATATGTGGAGTGCCGACATGGCCAATTTCCCACCTGAGATAAATGAAGTTCCTGGCTTTACTCACGTTAAAAAAAATGAAGAGTGCAACATTTTTAAGCCAAATGGACGCACTAAAATAGGACGCTTAATAAGATCAGAAGTTAGAGAACTTGATAAGGTTTCGTGTAAGGAAATTGAAGCTCTTGGAATTCCTACTCATGTTGGTAACATATGGTCCTATTTTCAACTTGGTAAAGATGCCGATGGTGCTTGGTTATCGTTGCCAACAAAACTACTCGACCACATGCAAAAAACCGATGATATTATTATTGATGTAGTTGAGAAACATTCATAACTAAAAAATAAAATTAGGGATGGAAAAAAAAGTATTAATAGCATGTGAAGAATCTCAGACTATTTGTAAGGCTTTTAGAGAGCTAGGCATTGAGGCTTATTCTTGTGATTTACAAAAGTGTTCTGGGGGGCATCCAGAATGGCATATTCAAGGAGATGCAATAAAAGAAGCATATTCCGGAAAATACATGCTGATGGTCGGACATCCGCCTTGTACATTCATATCATATGCAGGCACTCAAAGTTGGAATTTACCGGGTCGGGCTTTCAAAAGATTAGAAGCGCTTCAATTTTTCGCTAAACTTTGGGAAGCTCCAATTCCTTTTATTTGTTTGGAAAATCCAAAAAGCTGCGCTTCTCCTACAATTGCTAAATACAATCAGGAAATTCAGCCTTACTATTTTGGTGATGCTCACCAAAAAACCACCTGGCTATGGTTAAAAAATTTGCCATTATTAACTTATAATTTAACTGAAAACTTATTTGAGAAACAAACCAGTTGTGGTAAGCCGGAACCATTATCACAAGATAACACAGGTAAAAAAAGGTATTTTTCTGATTCTAAGAATCGAAGTTCAAAATCCAGATCAAAATCATTTACAGGAATAGCAAATGCGATGGCGGAGCAATGGATTCCAATTCTAAATGATTTTAATAATAACAACACAATGAAATGAAAAAATTTGTCTGGTACCCCGATGAGATTCTGTTCTTACAGCAGAATTTTTACAGCATGACCAACGCCGAATTGCTTACTGCTATAAATGGAAAAAGGCCAGCTTCGGAGCAAATTAAGCTTTCGGCAATGCGTCACGAGTGTTTGCGGATGGGTTTGAGCCGCGGCATACAAATACGGTGGAGTCAGGCAGATATTTCCTTTCTGAAAAACAACTACAAAAGCAAGGGAAACGAAGAGCTTGCACAGTTGCTTACCGCCCGAAAAAAGACTTTTAGAATAATTAACGGCAAACGGATTTACCGAACCTTTACCCGTAAGCACGTTGAAAAGAAAATGCTTTTAATGGGCTTTAAGCGCAATGCAGATGAGTATTTATTTATCCGAAAACGAAATATTGAAACGGGTATTTCGAAAGCTCTTAGTTCTGATGATAATTTGTGGACAAACGGCACGCTAAGCGCCAGTAATGAAGGCGACACGAGGGTGTGGCGAATAAACGGCAAGTTAGTAAGGCGAATTAAAATAAACGGCACATTTATTCCTTATTCGCGATGGTTGTACGAGCAGCGCTTTGGTAAAGTGCCTGTCGGGCTTATTGTTTTTCATCTCGATTTTGACAGTCTAAACGACAGTCTCGACAATTTAGAGATTCGTAAAAAACGAAGGATCAGCTACAGCGACAGAAGCAAGGCTGTTGGCGTGCTAAAAATAAGAGTGAGCAAACAGGTACAGCAACTCGGCAAGCTGAAAAGCAAAAGCGAAATACACGATGCTCATAAGGAGTTGCGAAGATTGAGAGGCTTACTGAAAGGTTTGGAGGTGAAAATAGGAGAGGCTAAAAGGAGTCGGATTGTGAATTTGAATGGAGTTTATTAAAAGGATTAATAAAAATTTATACATATGTTACGTAAATTATTTAAATGGATTTTCAAGGATGAGTTACAGCAATTAGAAGCTCAAATAAAAATAGCAAAAGAGGCTGTTCTTAATTATGAATCACAAGAAAAAAGGATTAAAAATGTGCTTCAAAACATTGATGTAAGTGTTGATGTACACGAATATCATAAGTACTCACCATCATGGGCGTGTATCTCTTTGCAAGGCGTAAAGTCAGATTATATAAAGTTTATTGATTTGAAAGATGCTGATATCCATCATATAAGTTCTTTTTTAAGGCGTTATGAGCGTGATCTGAATATAAAGGTAGATGCATCCCCTCATGCTTCTGGGTTTTTGAGGATACAGGGATGTAACCATTTTTAACACACCTAAAAAGAACAATATGAAACTAAAATACTGCACTTTAGAACAATTAGAACAGCAAAAGCAACAACTAATTGAAAGCTCTGATGAAGAGTGGAAGGAAACAATTTTTTATGCAGAGAGGATGACTGAAATTGAACGATGTATTGAGTTAAAAAAAAACGATGATAGTTTAACTCGTTATTATTGCCCGCAATGTGCTGGCAACGATATTAGTACCAGCAGAATTGGAGATGTGATTGGAAGTGCCTTCGTTGGCAAATGCAATGAGTGTAGTTATAATTTTACAATAAGCATAAATGGTGATTTTAATGGGTGCTAACGTGTTACCAACTGGCGGTTTTACTGAACTTGATTAAATGAACAGAAGTAATAATTAAATATTTTTGATATGTACAATAGTAGAACTTGGTTAAACCCAACAAATTCAGACTCAACAGGCTCAGTTGTAGCTTTTGATGGTGAGGTAACAGATTTAGATACTGGAAAAAAATACCCACAAACATTTTTAGAACTTGCCGATTGCAGAAATAAAGTAAGATTACACCTTACCAGCGATGATACGAAAGAATTGTTCATTGAAAAAATGAAACAGTTGAATTATGAAATTAATTTATTTATAAATCATCTTGAAAAAAATATTTAATTATGGACAAGTTACCACATAAGCTGATTAAATGCACTGCCTTTCCTCCGCTTGTTGGTAACAATTGGCTAAGTGTCACTAATTCATAAAATACCAGCAAAATGGCAGAATGCAAGAATATTGCACTAAGCAAAGCACTGTTAACTAATAATAAAAAACATTAAACCTATGGAAACTAAATGCCCGAAATGTAAAGATGAAGATTGTCACGAATTGGTTTCAGTTCAAAATAATCCAAATCTAATAAGCTGTCGCAATTGTGGTCATGTGTATTTTGTTGAGTTGAAGTTGATTTATAGGAAGGCTTACGAAAAAGAACCTGGTTGCTTCTCCATTGATAAGAATTAACACAGAGGCAAAGCACTGTTAAATAACAATAAATTATTACTTTTACAAAAAGGGTAGAGAAATGGCATACAACAGACGAAACCACCTAATTAAAGTTCTGGAAATACAGGAGGTGTATTTAAAAGCTCAGAAGACCGGGGCGACCCAAAAGTGGATTTATGAGCATTTAATTTATCCCAACTGGCGCATTTCATCCCGTACCCTAACAAACTACTTGGGAACCAACGCCCGAAAGGAGTTGAAAGAGATTGATCATGTAGAACAAAATTAAACAACACAACTTATGAAAAAATCACTACTAATTATTGCCTGCTTTATATTCACAATCAGCGCAGGCGCACAGCAAAAAGCTTTTGGCGACCTCTATTTTGGAATGACAAAAAAAGAGGCTAAAACGGCCTATAAAGCAAACAAGGAAAACCACAGAATTGAAATTGGCGGGTGGCAATTTGTGGCATCGCCGTACAGCTGCGAGTTCGATGCAGATGGGCTGTGCGGTGTTTCTCTTTACGCAAAGGAAGTGCCCTTTGAAAAATACCTGAATGCCGGAAATACAGAACTGTTACTAAAGGAAATTAAAGATGTTTTTACGGCTACAGGTTACACATTAATTGATGAGCATGTTTTTTGGCCTAAGCCTAATTTAATGCTCAGCGATTCGTTTTGTTTGATCATGCAAAAGGATGCCGACCAAAAATACATGATCGTAAGAATTCCCGATGCCAATATGATGAGTCAGCAATCGTTTAACGTTTGGATTGATTTAATTCCTTACCGACAAGCCGATAAACTGGCTGAGATGAAAAACAAGGCGGTTGCCGAAAAGGCGGATGAATTAAAAGGGAAATTGTAAGATGGATACACCAAGTAATAAAAACCATTTTCCTACTATGACTGCATCGGAATATACAAAAGCAATTAGGGACTGTTACTCACCATCGAAATTTCATCTTGATCTTGTTGAACAAATACAACAAGAACATGCCAGAAAGCTGGCTGATAAGCACGAAACACTAATCATTGAAGCTCTTGCTAAAGAGGGATACAAATTCGCTAATCAGCAAGAATTGATAAAATTTGCAAAATAAAGATGTGAATTGGTAAAGGAAGATAATAAGCGATGTGCGCTGTTGGTTGATGGAAAAGAAGTGGTAGAATGGTGGGACACCGTAAGAATAGAACAGAATGGAAATACTTTCACTGCAATAATGGGTGAGAAACCTGAATAAAAACGGACACGACATGGAATATGAAAAACTTTTTGCAAAAATGAATCAGTTTACTATCAACAAATTTGAAGATGATGATTTTGAAATGGCTGGCAAAGTATGTGACTGGAGAAATCATGTTCCTGATGCATTGAAAAAAGATTGGAAATTTTTAACTCAAAGAGAAAAAGAGATTATTTTTTTAATGGCAGAGCAGCAAGCATCTGCTGAAAAATGGGATTAACTAAAACCAAAACAGGAAACGACATGTCGTGTCCCTACGGAACAACCGAAAAGAAAAGGCTGCCAAAACGGGCAGCCTTTTTTTACAGCCTTTTTTTACAGCCTTTTTTCACAGCATTTTTTTGCATTCAAAATCTATGAATGTAATCATCCATCCTTGGTAGCGGTGCCAATGCTGCCAACCTCTAAAAATCAGTTTTGAAGTGATTTCCTCGCCATCGAGCGTAGGAATGTGCAAGTCGAGAATGTTGAGTACCTGCAAGGCCATTGCTTCGTGAGCGTCGATATCGGAGTCAGAAATTCCTTCGGTAGTCTGCACATTCTGATTGTACACGTGCACGCGTATTTTAAGAGGGCTGCGGCGCTTCATTTTACTAATGTCGTCGAATTGTAAGGCGTCGGGGAATTCAACAAAGAAACCTGCGTTAAATGCCCAACCTGCTTGTTCGTACTGCACATTGTACCATTGACAATCTTCGGATGTTGCAATGGTATTTAATTGTGCTTTAATGTCTTTGTAAATGTCGTTTAACATGGTTAATTTAATTAGGAATTAATAATTATGAATTACGGCCATTGGAGTGACCCTACATGAATATGTCTTTTTCTAATTTATCGAGCTTGTTTTCGATGCGTTTGTCGAGGGCGGAACTGGGGCCGATCATTTGGCGCTGTGGCATTGTAAATCCGGGTGGTTTGCCTGCTTTTAATCCTTCGTTGTGAACGGCTGCATGTGGAAAAGAACTTGTAAAAGCCACCTGTGTATTGGTGCTGGTGGTTTCGTTATCCCAAGATCGCCTCAGTTTGCCTGATTTAATCAGCATTGCATTTTGCTTGCCTTTGCTTTTGCCTTTGGTGTACTTGCCTAGTGTGGATCGCTTACGGCTTTTCCATTTGTTCCGCTTTCCGGGAGCGACTTCGAAGCCCTTGTTTTTAAAGTTGTCATGGATAAAATCAAGTCCCTCAACTTTGGCAATGCCCGGCAACCGCCTCACCATTTTGGGTATGCGTGTTTGCAGGGATCGTATTTTTTGTTGAAAAGCGTTCATGTTTAATTAGGAATTAAGAATTACGAGTTAGGAATTATGAATTGCACCCCCCTGCCTGTCGGTGGTCACGACATGTCGTGACCCTACGGTTTCAAATATCTGAACAATGTCGTGACCCTACGGTTTTAAATATTTGTCCAGGTACTTGGTGGCCTGATCGGTTACTTTTTTGGCTTCTTTTTTATCAACATCAGCCTGATAGCCGTTGCTGTCGGCAAAGAGTTTTTTGTCCTTACCCGGATTAAAATCGAAACCTTTGTCGGGCTTGTTTTTTTCTGGCACTTCGGTTGGTGCTCTATCAGTTTGTGTAACCGAACATCTGCATTTCCAACCATTTGGCGGATAATTGCTGTTCCAAAATTTGTGATTAATCGGCAGGATTGTTCCGTCTAGTTTGGCATGTTCCGGCCTTGTTTTTTTGTCGCCCACTGCTCTGTATTCCAAGTTTGGATAGATGTCGGCATTCTCTTTAAATCCCTCCCACTTAATTGCCATTTGTGAACTGGCCACCGCCTGATCGTATTCGGTCTCTAACCAAAACTTATTGTATTGCTCGGTTAGCGGTTGAGCAGCCTTTTTAAATTCGCTCCACGAGCGCGGTTTACCTTTGTCATCGGTCAGTAAATCGCGCAAAGCCGATTGCTCGTTGTGGTTCTTAAAGGCTGCAAAGCTCGATGCGTTTACCCGTAACTCCTCGGCTAGTGCAGCGTATTGGTAATCGGTTGTAAATTGCATGCCTGCCTCTTCGATGGATTTCACCAGACTTTCGAAGTTGAGCAACCACATTTCGTAGTCGATGCCATTTGCCCCTGCAAAAAAACGTTTCAACCAAGCCTCCAGCGGATTGCTTTCGGCTTTTATTCTGACCAAGGCAAGCGATTCACCGGGCTTTTTTTTTTAGCATCCTCCTCGTCTGGATCATTCACAATTGCCTGGCTGTTTTCCTTGGCTGTTTTAGGGTCCAATTCCGGGAATCGGATTTTTGCATTATCGTGAATTTGATAACCGTGATATCTGAGAAAATTGTGTAATCTGAAATTGATTAGATTGGTTAACCTTCTCAATCGGCTGGCTGTGTACTGATCTAAAATACGCTCGTGAACCTCTGCGCTGCCCACATAGGCCTGTTCGTCGGACGTTCCTGTTTGTCCGTTAATCAGCTTTGCAATTTCTTTGTTGCACAGCTCTACATTATCCTTATAAATAAGGTGTCCGCTGCCTGCGCTCGAATCTTCGAGGGTTTCAATTTCATCATCGATATCGGCAATCATGTAGCCGTTTCGGGCAAAATTGGCAGCTGCGCGTTCTTTTTTATCCAATTCCGTTTCGTCGTCGGTATCGGTTTTATAAATTACGCGAGGCATCCCCCATTTTTCGGAGTGCTCTGCCCAGTCGCCCCGTGCAAAGGCTTTAAAAATCACCTCTCTACTTATCGACTCCAACAAGCCTAAATCGTCGGTTTCGCCAATTTCGAAAAGAAAAAGCGCTTCGGGTTTGTCGCCGATCGGTATGCCCGATGTGTCGGTACTTTCGATAATGATGTTGCGGTTGAATGGGTAAATATTGGTTCTTGGAAACACCTTACAGCCCAAAAATTCTCCATTCACATCTTGCTGACCAAATTCACAAACGGTATAACCCCACAATTCGGCATCGTAATAAATTTTAATAAAATCGGCAAACCACGGTTTCTTAAACAAATCTGTAAGTTCCTCGTTTTCGATTCCATCCACCTCTACAACAAAGTGCGATGCCTGTAATTCATTCACCGCAGTAGCGTTTTGAGTGATTACCTGTGCATCTTTCACTGCATTTTTGTAAATCAAATGAAGCTTTTCCCATGATGGGTTGCTTTTGTCCTCTGCTTCTTCTAATGCCTGTCGCAGGGTGCTCATTTGCATCACAACACGATCGGGCTGAGGTTTGTTTACCTCCGCACTCATTCGCTTGCCTTTCTTTACAGTTGTTGTCTGCTTTGAGTCGCTGCTTTTGTTTAAAAATCGGTCTAAAATTCCCATTTGTAGCTATTTATAAGAGGGCACGACATGTCGTGCCCCTACATTAAAAAATATGATTGTCGCGTGGGGCATCGCCACCACTTCTGAATTTGCTTTTACTGGTACCATCAGCAGCCGTTAATGCCTTTATGGTGCTGTACATTTTACCTGAAGCAATGGCCCGAATGTCTTTAATTTCTTTGCTGTAGTTGTCGGAAATCCGCTCCGGGATTTCGTCATCAATAACCGTATTGTAGAGATAATATACGGTAATGGCTACCATCATGCGCACCATTTCGGGACTACGCGATGTACCTGCCTGTTTTAGTTCAGAGTCGATATCGAACCGCCCCCTTAGGGTTGCCAGTTCGCTGATTGCCAATTGCTCGGCTTCGTTCAGGTTCACGTCATCAGCACCACGAAGCGATGTAAGCACCTTGGTGGAGATGGAACCCTTTAAGTCTGTGTCTGTTAAAAATTCCATTATCCGTAGTAATAAATGATGTGCATACGATCGGTTGTATTAATCGAAACGATACTGATTTCGTTTTCGTTGACGAACTTGCAAAGATCGTCGGGGCTTTGGAAAGCTTTGTTTTTTAAATCCCGCCTTTTTATTGAAAACTTATTTTCGTTTTCCGGGCTTACAGCCACATTGCTGTTTTCATTTTTTTTACCAAATAGAGCCATAATTAAATATTTATTGATTATTACTAAAATGCTACCATGCGGACCGACTGGATTCACGAGCTGATTTCCCTGTGCGGGTAGATCCGCCTGTGCCTTTTCCCTTGAATCGGTTTAATTTGTAGATTCCTCCCTCTACGGAATCGGGACCATCGTCGTGTTCCGCATCCGGGAAACCGAGAAACTGATTCCGAAGTTCCTGCATGTCGGGGCTGTGTTTTAAATCGATGTTGAAACGAATGATTCCCTGTTCGGTAAAAGGCGTTAAATTTTCGATACGAGCCTCTTTGTTTGGCTTCGTTCGCTTATCGCCACGAATGTGAAGTGTTTTACCGCGTTCGGTACCCAGTCGAAAATACTCATCGAGCATCATGTCTTGAATGAAGTTTGCCTCCATATAATGGCGACAGGCTAATTTGTCGGGTACTTTATCGGCAATGGAATAATGACCACGAACCATTTCGGCGGTGGAGCATTGTCGGCAAAAAACATCGATGATATCGAAATAGCGGCCAATTTTACCAATCAGCACAATACTCTTAAAATCGGATGTTTTGGAGTTGCGATACGATGGATCGTTGTAACTCACCAATTTATCGTAAGCAGAAAGCGACTGCACTTTTATCCAGGGCAAATGTTCCTCCCTAAATATTTTACCCACCACGATGTGCTCGTGGAAAAACTCACGCAAACCGATACGCCAGCCTTGGCGGTTCATTTTAAGAACGATTTGTTCGCGGGTATATCTTTCCTTCCAAGCCGGAGCGCCTTTTTCCGATAAATCCTTTTTGTGAGTTTTCGGGTTTTCGAGGGCAAATACCTTGGAGTGATACAAGTCTTTTCGTTTGGGATCATCGGGTTCCACATCGCCCACTATTTTTGCCACCACACTTGCTTTATGGATACGATTACCCAAACCAATTAATCGGGAACCGGTGTTTGGCATGGCTCCATAGAAATCACCCAGTAACCAATCCAACACTTCATCCACACGAGATTCGTTACGAACCAGTACCGCATCGTCGATATCATCGAAAACACCGTAATTTGGTCTTTTCTCGCTTTTACGGGTACCACGAGGCGACTGCCCGCGACCAAATGCCCAAAAGCCAATGCCATCGGCAGTCACAAAATGCCCATCCTGCCAATTTCCCAAAGAATATTGATCGCCAAAATCGTTTATATAGCGTTTGTTAAACATGAGCTCGGCCTGTATGTCGCCCAAAAGACCTGAAGCCTTGGCATTGTTCGCACTTGACAACATCATGCCCGATAATTCCCCATTTGCTTTTAAGAAAAGAGGCAGCATTAAATCGTAAATGATCGATTTTGCATGCTCACGCGGATACTCCAACATGGCGAAAATATCCTTGTTGTCGATAATCTTTTTAGTATCTCGCTTGTGAAAATAGGCAAAGTCGGAATCCATTAAATGCCCGAAATAGTAGCACGAGAATTTTACGAAATCGCCCAACAGCTTTTTTATCCGCTTTTGTTTTTGCGTTTCGGTTTCGCGATCGGCAGGTGTCGATCGCATAATACTTTCCTTTTCGCGTTGCCAGGCTTCGTATTCTCTTTTTGCCTTTATGTTCCAAATTGCTGTCATGTGCTAAAGAGATTTACGTTTTTCGTTCAGGTACTTGTCAATAGGGTCGATAATGTCTTGAGCGAGATTTAAGTCCTCCTCTTTTAACCATTGACTGAACTCACGCAGAATTTTCACGATTGCCGACCAATCCAGCTCCTTACCCTTTACTGTTGTAAAGAGCTTTTGAACCGCATCAATTTCCCCTTTCGGGATTAAGCATTTGCCCAACTCCTCAACAGTCATGCTGTCGTTTATGTCGGCGCCCAGTTTTTCCGATATCATTCTGATTACGGTAGTTTGATGAGATAGTGCCGAAAGAGCATTTTCTTCGGAGGTGTTGCGTTTGATGGAATGATCGAGGCGCTTTTTACGCAAGCCACCCAAGGTCACATACTTCGAGACAGTTGCCTCGCTCAACTTGAGCATTTTGGCTATCTGCTTTTGCTCATAACCTTCTTTAAATAGTAGCTCTACTGCCGCCTTTTTGGTTAGTTCCATTCTGTTTTTGCCTTAAAATTCGCAAAATGCAATATTAATTGCCAAAATGTCAGTAAGGCTTACCACAAATGGCGCAAGCCTTTCGCAATTAGTTGAAAAAATGAGTAAAACTGCTGAATTTTAAAGTCTCGAAGCAATACGCAATTTGCGATAATCAACAAAATGACCGTGTAATGGAATTGAAATTCTCGAAAATAGTAAGCAAGGAAACCAGAAGCGCAAGCATATCTCTATATGGAGAAATAGGTGACGGCGATAAACAAGTGAATGGTCACCATTGGGCGCACGAATTTAATTACTTGGATAGAAATCACGACAACGTTGATGTTTTGGTGAATGGGTTCGGTGGTAATGTTGTGCATGGGCTGAGTGCCGTAGCCAGTATTATAGCTGGAACATCGCAAATAAGTACTACAAATGTTGGAGTTGCTGCAAGTATGCTTGGCATTATTGCCTTAATGGGTGACAAGCCTAAAATGTATGACTACGCAAAGCTAATGTTACACTCCCCTTACTACGAGGATGAAAATGGCGACAAGACAAACAAACTATCGGCTAAGGATAAGAAGGCGCTAGTTGTTTTAAGAGATATTCTTGTTAGGCTGCTCATGAAAAGAGGCAAGACCGAGGAGGAGGTTAATAAGATTTTAAAAACAGATACCTGGTACAGTGCTGAGGAAGCTCTTGCGGAAGGTCTTATTGATGAAATTATTGTAACAGGAAGAAAAAAAGAGTTAGACTCATTGGAGCCCATGGCGCTGGTGGCAAAACTCAACGATGAATACAAACCAAAAATTGAACGAAAAATGAAAACTGTAATTGCAGCGTTGGGCTTGCCGGAAGAAAGCAACGAGCAGGCCGTATTGGAAGCGGTTAACAAACTGAAAAGTGAGGAGAATGCTCCTGACCTTACGGCTGTTGTTGACAAATTAATTGTTGTGGCGAAAGCGCACGGCACAGTAACGGACAAAAACGAAGCATCTATGCGAAAGTTGGCAACTACCGACTTTGGTTTATTTGTAGATGTTTTGAATCTGGAAGAAGTACCAGCTACTGGCGGTGGTACTGAAAGTACCCGCATTTCGGATGTGATTGCTGAGTTGAACAAAAGCAAAGGCGGCGGAAAATCCGATGAAAAAACATTTGGATGGTTCGAAAAAAACGATCCTGAAGCCCTGGCAAAAATGGAGATCAGCGATCCTGTAAAGTTCAAGGCTCTTGAAGATGCTGATAACGCAGCATACTGATCTGTTTTGTTGCCGGTAACGGTATCAATTAACCTTTGTTAAATCTTAATAATCCATAAAATGGTAGAACAAATTGTAAAATATCCTTTTGGCGAGGCATCCAGCCTTAGCCTTTCGGCTTCGGGAGCTCAGGCACTCGAAATCAACAACTCGATGACTGTTGTTGATGGTGCCAGCATTGCTGCAACTGCCGACAGAACGATCAACTTAACAGTTGACGAAAGCGTTGCTCTTGGCGACAGAATCCTCTTTAAAGTAAAAACTGCTGCTACCGAAAACACTGTTTTTGGAACTGGTATTACCGGAGTCACATTTGCGGGTATTGCGGGTAAAACCAAAACTGTTGAGGCCGTTTTTGACGGCAGTAATTTCGTTGTATCAGGCGCTCCTGTTCAAATTGACTAACCTTTTAAATTTGTAAAAATGTCACAGATTAATCCTGTAAAATATTCAAAAGAACTTCAGAAAGTTCTATTTCCAAACAATTCCTTTTACAAGAAATCGATTGGGGAAACGGGCGTAGCGGATAACGTTACTTCTGTAGAGAGACCCGTGCAGGGCTCTATCGGAAAAGGCAAAAAAGGCGTGCCTAAAACATTGCCTTTGGCAGTTAAAACGGCCTTGGACAGCTCAGACAGCTATGGTGTTGATTTGGTTTATGCAGATCCGTTGTTGATTCAGAATCCAACTGATTACGCGCTAAATTACAACAAGCGTGCAACCAAGCAGGCTCAGCAGGCTTCGGTAATCGAAACCAAATGTGCTGATATTGCTGCCGTTAATTGGGGTCCGAGTGTTGCCGCTCAAATTCTGAAATCGACAGGTTCGGTACGTGCTTCGAATGTAGTAGGCTTAACCGGAAACCGCAAGGCGATTCAGAAAGTAGACATGCTTGCTGTTAAGAATCTGCTGATGCGCATGAACGTTGACGGACAAGGCGGTGAAATGTGCATGTTGGCTACACCGGATGCTTACACCGATTTGTTGGCAATTCCTGAATTCGTTGATTACGAAAAAACAGGAAACAGCTCGAAGCTGGCAGAGGGAATAATCGGGCGTATTTTGGGCATTAATATTTATTACCGAAGTACTGAGGAAGGTCATACTGGCTTGTTATACACCAATGCGGCTACCCCTGTAAAGAAAAGTACCGAGGATGCAATTGCTGCAACTGACCGACCTGCCAACCTGTTTTGGAACTCGAACATGGTTTGCCGTGCAGAGGGAAAACTGAAAGCAATCGTAAATGAAGAAGCCCCTGGTTATATGGGTGGAACTATTATCGAGGCTCAGGTTCGTTTTGGAGCATCTACTGCCCGTCAAGATCAAAAAGGAGTGATCGCCTTGTTAGAAGACAACGCATAAAATATACCCTGAGAGTTGTGATCAGTCGCCGCTCTGTTACTCCGACCCCAAGGGGGAACAATGAGAGGAGTTGAACAGGCGGTGGCTATTACAAAAACGCATGATGTTTCACCCCTAAATCCCCTGAAGGGGACTTTTGAAAAAGCACCAATACATGTCAAGAGACTTACAACTACTGCACCCTGTAACAGCACAAAAAGCCACACTTGTAATTAATATGTGTAAGGCAAAAGGTGTTGATATTCTTGTTTACTGCACTCTTAGAACGCTTGAAGAGCAGGCAAAACTTTACAGACAAGGCCGTTCACGCGAAGTGATTGAAACAAAAATGAAGAATCTGAGAAATGCAGGTTATGATTTTTTGGCAGCTATTATTGAGGCAGTTGGTCCACAAAAGGGAAATAGGAAATTAACCAATGCAGCACCCGGCGAAAGCTGGCACAATTTGGGTTTCGCATTCGATGCTGTGCCGTTAATTGGAAAAGAACCTGCATGGGCTTACGAAGGTAACGAGGAATTGTGGAAGGTGTATGGATCGGTTTGCAAATACAATGGCCTGACATGGGGCGGTGACTGGAAGTTTATTGACTACCCGCATGCTCAGGAGCATACAGAAAGTAATCCGTTACGGGTTTACAATCCTGAAGCTTTAAAACGGCTGTTGAGTGAAAGGGGGCTGTTATGACAATGCAGTGGTTAACTATCGCTGTGATCAGCGGATCAGCGGGAATTATTCTGTACGGATTCAAAATGATGGTGGTAAGATTCGACCGACTGATTCAGGAGGTTCAGGGGTTAAAGGAGGTTACTGTAAGTCAGGATGCTAAAATTGGCGAAAACAAGCGAAGAATAGACGGCAATGACTCCCGGCTTAATGATCATGCAGATAGAATCAGGAAGGTTGAATTAAAGCAAGCATCATTTCATTAAAACACTCTTTAAAGATGGCTAAAAAAGCATTTAAACAAACGAAAGTTGGTCAATGGCTGACTAAAAAAGCACCAGGCATTATCGATACAATCGGCGATGTTTTTCCGCCTGCCAAACTGCTGAGTAATCTGATTGGCTCTGAACCCTCGTTATCGAACGAGGATAAGCTTGAGTTTGAAAAATTATTGACTAACACCTACTTAAAAGAGTTGGAATACCATGAGCGGAATACCAATGGTGCCCGCGACATGTATGCAAGCAGTAAGGAAATGACTGACTGGCTGGCGAAACGGATCATGAACTGGAACCTGCCCATGCTTGTGTTGTTAATCGGGATCAATATTGTTTGTCTGAACTATTTCGAAAGCATTGCGCTGGCATTAATTTCTAACATTATTGGTCACGTTATGCAGCTGTTGATTAATGAGCGCATTACGGTTGCCAATTTTTTTCTGGGAAGCTCGAAAGGGAGTAAAGACAAAACGCAGGAAATGTTATTTAAAAATGAAAATCACCTTTAAAAATTAAAAAAATGAAAAAATTACTCTGTTTTATGATGGTTGCCTTTATGGCATTTGTGATTACTCCAATGATTGCCGTGGCTGAGACTGTGGCGAGTGCCGTGGTTGATAGTCCAACGGGATTAGACTTGGGCATTTACTTTGCAACATTATCTGGTTTGGTAACTGCGGTAATATTGCTTACTCAATTTTTTAAGACTGCAATTGAAACTCACGGTATAAAGACTAATTATTTATCGTGGATTATTGCCCTTGTACTATCTATTGCCGGATACTTTCTACAGCTCGGAATGTTTTATGGCATGCCTTGGTACTGGATTCCCATTTACGCACTATCAGCGGGATTAATAGCCAACGGTATAGCAGGTAAACAGGTTGTTGAAGCTATACTCAGTTTATTCAATTCTAAAAACTTATAATTATGGCCGCAACAGGAATTATTGATGGTGGTGATATCATTGTAGCTGTTGAGAGTGCCGTTCCCGGCACATTCACACCAATTGCTCATTCCACCAGTTGTAAAATTACCACCTCCTCCTCATTCCGAGAGCGGAGAACTAAGGATACAAACGGAAAAGAAAAAGCTTTCGATGAAACTGAAACAACAATTAGTGTTGAAGCTCTTACCATTTACGGCAGTTATTCGTATTTCGATTTGAAAGAAAAACAATTATCAGGAGCAGTATTAAATGTAAAGTACGCTCCTAAAACAGAAGATACAGGCGACAGATACGAAGAAGGGCTGTTCTTTATTGAAAGTTTGGAACGTTCGGACAATGTTGCCGAAGACTCAAAAGTCTCGGTAACTTTTACTCAAAAAGAAAAGCCGGAGGTTAAAACTGTAGCTTAAATTAATAATTATCACTTATCAACAGAAGGCAATGTTCTTGCCTTCTGTTTTGTAAACTTTCAGAAATCATGACAAACCAATCAGGAAAAAAACAAGAGCCAAGAACTACTTTGGTTTACAAAGGGGAAACTTACCCGTTTTACATTACTAACCGCGGAAGATATGACTTTGAAAATTCGGGTCATTCGGATGAGGCATTGCGTGCCGGAAACACCGGCTCTATGCTAGCACAGATTTATCATCAGCTAAGGGACTGTGCCAAGCGAGCCAGCATGCAGTTTGATGACAGTTTTGAAGATTTTATTGATAATTCAGATCGCCACATTTTTGATGTTTTCGAAAAACTACTGGAAGCTAAAAAACAAATGCCTCAAGAGGACATCGAAAAAAAGGTATAGGTACTCCCGCTAAAACACTTAGTCTGACGGAAATGCTTGCCATTGCTGTCGGTGAAATGGGGTTGAGTCTGGAGTCGTTTCTAAGCTTGACCCCATTTGAATTTCAAGAAGCATACATGTGCTTTTTGAAACGACAAATTAACGACAGGGAATGGGAGTACCTTAAATCGATGCGGGTAGCAAGATGGCAGATTTGGCGAACATTATGCCCGCCAAAGTCAAAACAGATATCGTTGATGGATTTGGTTGAATTGCCAGGCGATAAAGAGGCTCTTGAACAATTAAAAGATACAAAAGAAGTAAGTACTCAGGAACGATTTGAAGAATTGAATAAAAAATGGAGCAATGAGCGATAAAACATACAAATACATACTCGATTTCGCTGCAAAAACAGATAAGTTTTCGAAACAGGTTACTGGTGTTGAAGGCTTGTTAAAGAGTGCTGCTGTTGCTGCGGGCGCTCTTTTTGCTGCTGATAAGATTTTTGACGCAGCAGGTGCGGCGGGTGAGTATGCCTCCGAAATATCTACAATTCGACAAAACATAGAGAAGCTTCAAGGTGTTCAGGGTACCGCACTTAACGAAGCAACTGGGGGTGCAAAAGCTTTGGCTGATGCTTACGATGCTGATGTAAATGAGTCAATAATTGCCAGTAATGTATTGATGAAAACATTTCGGGATTCATCAAGCGATGCATTTAATGTGCTGAATAAAGGATTTGCCACAACCGCAAACAGCAACGGTGATTTTTTAAAGCAAGTGTCGGAATATGCTCCTCATTTTAAAGAGGCCGGATTGGCAGCTGCTGAAATGGTTGCGATTATTGCCGAGGGGAACAAGAATGGTATTTTTGACGATAAAGCAGCTGACGCTATAAAAGAAGGATCTATACGACTTCGTGAAATGACCAAATCGACCAAGGATGCAATCGGTCAAATTGGCTTAAGTTCTACGCAAATACAAAAAGACATTTCGACCGGAGCAAAAAGCATGTTCGATGTTATGCAGGATGTCAGCAGGCAGCTGCAAACATTGCCAGCTCAAAGTCCGGCAGTAGGTGCCGCATTAGCAGATATTTTTGGAGGTCCCGGCGAGGACGGAATTGAGTTCATCAGAACATTGGCAGATATAAATGTTAATCTCGATGATGTTGTCAGCCATTCGGGAGCCTCGGCATCTGCACAAAAAGCATGGGCAGATCAGTTAAAGGAATTTCACACCCTAAGTGCAAATGTTTTTAAAGACTGGAACAAATGGATACTTAGTATTAAATCAAAAGCGCTGGGCTTTGCCACTGGCTTTGTTAATAACATGGATGATGTTGTTGATGTTTTAAAAATAGGAGCTTCAGGTTTAGTCGCCTATAAAACAGCTACCGTTTTAGCCAGTGTTGGAACTGCCAACTATTCGCGCATAATGGTTCGTGCAAGAAAGGCACAGCAGGCACTTAACCTGGCTATGAAAAGTAATCCGATTGGCTTGGTTGCTGCCTTATTGGCAACCGCTGCGGCTGCTTATCTAACCTACAGCATTCACATTGATGGTGCAACAGCATCGCAAAAAAAATTCAATGAAGCGCAAGAGGATGGTGCGAAACTTTTGGCAGATGTTAGTTCTGTTGAAAGTACCTACAAGGTGATTAATCACCTGAACAGAAGACAGCTTGAAGACTTTAAAACAAGAGCACAGGAACAACTGACCGCTTGGGAGGACGTTCAGAAACAAGTAACAGAAACAACCTATCAGGAATACAAAAAGCGAAAAGCGGCAATTGTAAAAGAAATGGATGAAACGGTAAAAAAACTGGTTTCGTCGGGCGAGATGGAAGAATCGGAAGCAAAAAGACAAGCTGAAGCAACATCCGCTTATAAATTGAACCAACTAAAAAGATGGTTCAACGATACAGTATCTAAGCAAACAGGAGTTACAAGCACTGAGATTGTTGAAAATCAAAAACGATTAAAAAATTACATCAGCACTGCGGACAAAATGCTGGCTGTTGCTAAAAAAACAAAAAAGGAAATTGCGAAAGCTCCCGAAAAAATGGACATGCCCCGCATGGATTTAAGCGAGGAAGAGGTTGATTATGACCCTTTCGATATGTCGGATGCAGATGGAAGAGCTACTATGTACAGCGCTACTTTGGGAGAGTTGAATGAAAAGATAAGGCAGTCGATAGAGTGGAACAAACTATTTGGTAACAGCCATTTTTCAACTCAGGAGCAAATAAAGCTGACCGAAGACGCAATAAACTCTATGATTGAAAATGGCTTTAATGCGGCTGATCCGGCAGTGCAGGCATTAATTGACAAGCTGGACGTGCTGCAAAAGAAATTTTCGGGGCCACAAAAGGCAATGGCGATGTTTGCCGACAGAATGGATGATATGAAAACCAAAGGTGCTGAAAGCTTTGGCGATTTGGCGAAAGCGGCAGGTAATGCAGCAAGGGAAATTATACGGGCATACATAGCTGAGGGGGTTGCCTCAATTATTAAAGATACTTTGAAATTTTACGGATGGACAGGGCCGGGCGCAATTGCTTTAGCAGCTGGTGCCGGAGCTGGTGCATCTACGCTGTTTAATACATTGATTCCTGCCTTTGCAGGCGGTGCTGTTGTCAGCGGTCCAACCTTGGCATTAACCGGAGAATATCCCGGCGCTATAAACAACCCGGAATGGGTGGGTAAACGATCGGAGATGTTGGGAGATATGAAAACAGCCGTTCGCGAAACAGGTGGCGGAGGTGGTAACTTCTCGTTCCGATTTGAGGATGGTGCCTTGGTTGCCTATTTAAATCATCAAAACAGAAAAGTGGGAGGATTTGCATAATGGCATACGGATTACGACTTAGAGGAGAATGGCAGGATAAATTGGGCGGATTAACGCGTTTCGACATTACAGAACGCGATTACACAGGTAATGCAGAGGTAATGGAAATGCAGGAAGATCCGCTCACCATTGAACGTGCACAGCTAACTAACAAGTTTACGCCTACGATCGGTTCGGGTATTCAGTTAAAGGTTACGGCAACCTACGACGGGCAGTACATTTCCCTATACACAAAAGACAAGCAAAAGTTTAAAGGCAGCTTTTACAAAAACAATCAGCTGATTTGGACGGGTTATTTAAATTCTGAGGTGTACGGCGAGCAATTCGACCGCATGGCTGACTATCCGGTTACGCTCCAATTTAATGATGGTTTTACCGTGTTGGAGCGCATCAAATTTTTGGATGCAAACGGCAATCCTTACACCGATTTGAAAACGGCTTGGGAAGTAATTTGGATTATCCTGGCTAAACTCGGAATTGATTACAAATATGTTTATGTGGCTTGTGATATCTACGAAGAAAACATGAACACGCTGACCAGCCCTTTTCATCAGATGAAGGTGGACTGCAACAACTATTACGACGAAAAGGGTGATGCGATGAATTGTCGTGAAGTTTTGGAAGCAATTGTAAAAGCACAGCGTGCTATTTGCTTTCAGAACGAAGGCTGTTTGAATATTGTTTCCGTACCACTTTTAACAGGATCTTTCGAGCGTAGAAGATATACCAGCGAGGTTTCGGTTCAGGTGTTGCAAACGGTTAATCCTGTTATTACCGTACCTACTCAAGCTGATTGGTACGGCTCCGATCAGGCAATTGATATTCAAAGCGGATACAATAAAGCGACCTTAAAGTATTCGCCTTATTCGGCTGAGGAAGTTGTTGAAACTGGTGATTTTTCAGATATTGATTTGTGGGAAGGCGATCACTCGTGGGAGGATGTTGGCGACTATTTCGAGCTGCAAGGCGTTACTGGCCTAAAGGGTTGGACAATGTTAAACGGTACCAGCTTTTCGGGCACTAAAGAGGAAGAGGTTGACGAGAACGAAGTGTATATAAAATTGCCATTTGCGAACGATTCGGCACAGATTTCTTTACTTGAAAATAATGAAAGCTCGAATTTAGTCACCGGGTCATTAACACAAGGATTTAAAGTAAGCTTTAAAATTTACATCGCTACAAAAGACAATGAATTCGATAATGATGAGGAGTCTAAAAAAGTAGTTCAATTGGCTGGTTACTTTGCTATTGAAGTGGACGGAAAACGACCAGAAGCCTTAAGCGATGACCCTTGGGTGTGGTCGGTAAACAGCTTTTTGAAAAAGTTCGGGGCTGATGGTTCTAATCAGAACATTGCTGATCAGTGGAAAGAAATAAACAGCATTATTCCCGGCAATTGTCCGCACGGTCGGGTTAAAATTCAAATCTTAAAAAAGTTTACCGCATTAAAAGATACATTAACCAATATGCCTGTAGATTCTGGTACAATTAAACACATCCGCATTAAGGATATAGAGGTAGTTCCGATTAATCTTAGTCGATATACAGCGCAAAGCGGACGGATTGGCTTTAATGAAGGGGCTGTAGATTTCTCCGACCTTGAATTTAATGCCGAAATGGATGACGAATGGCTGAACGAGGCCGATGATATTGAAATGATTCACGGTGACAGCAAAGAAAATAACTGTACCGACAAAGGCGGTTTGCATTTACTGGATAACAGCTTTACAAGCGCTTGGAAAACACCTGTTGATGCGGTGTATTACGATATTGCAAAGCTGTATTTACGCTCTTATGTGAGCAATTACCGCGATAGTCTGCGACAACTGAGTGGCACTTTAGAAGCTCCTAACTTCTTTAACGGCGATGGATTAAACATCAACGGAATACTCAGCTTTCATTCTGTACTTACTTATCCGAGTTCCTCATTAGGTGCTCGCAAATTGATGTTTATGGGCGGAACTTACAACGATAAACGACAAACTTTGAACGGTACCTGGTTAGAGGTATTACCCGATGACTTAACGATTAACAGCTTATAATATGACAGCACTTAATATATCGAAAAGGAAGATTTACAAGCGCAGGCGCGATGGTCAGGTGGCTCAGGGTTCTACCGTTTCGTCGGTTATTGCATCTACTGCCAGTAGTGGCGGTGTTGATCCTGTTGCTTTGCAGGATTATGCCAAAAAGGTTGATGTGCATGCACCTTCCCAAAAAGCTTTCTTAGATGCCCTTTCCATCAACTCCAACTACATAAAATACAACGCCCTTGGTGTATCGGTTGAAAATGCCGATCAGCTGGGCGGAGTTGTGGCGGGGAGTTATGCGCGAAAAGATGTTGCCAACACATACGGAGCCGACCAAACCATAAACGCAGACCTTTACATAAACGGCAACATCATTCAAAACGGCTCGGCCTACGTAACACACGCCGAGCAGGTGCAGGTTGAGAGTAACCTAATACAGCTCAACTTAGGCGAACCCGGAAGCCAAATTACAGGAGTAATACCTGGTACAGCGATTGCCTTTTCGGGAATTGAAATTAACAGAGGCACTGCCGACCCCTACTACTTAGGAATAGTCGAGGGAGCAAATCCGCTCATTAAGCTGGGTAAAGCTTCAAGCTTGGTTACGGTTGCGGCGCGGGAGGATAACCCTCTCAATAATGGCGTGATGGTTTGGGATGATGCGAACCACAGAATGAAAGCTTTGGCGGCGGCTCCGGATAGCGATAAGTTGGGTGGAGTTGTTGCAGTAAATTATGCGAGGACTGATCAAGATGAATTTTTCAGCGGAAGTATAACAATAAAAAATGGGAGAGATTTTATATTAAGAGCACTAGCTGGTTCAATTGATTCTGGAGATATTGTTTTTGAAGATGGATCAGGGGTTGAATTACATAGACTTTATAGCGGCTTTGGAACTTTGAATTACAGAGCATTAGCCGGAATAACTTACGGACTTTATCACTCTGGAAATTCTAACCTATCAACAGTAGATTGGAAGGCTAAAAATATACTAGCATCTGGAAATGTAGGCTCTCCCGATTACGTTTCCGGATTAGCTGGTACTGACTGGCGAATCACCAAATCAGGAGATGCTGAATTTGACAATTTAGAAATCAGAAAAGGTTTAACGGTACATGAGATTATTGTAGCTCGCGAAAGGTCTGTGAATGGTGGCATTATTACCTCTGTGGCTAACGGCACAGTTAAGAGCGTTGTAGGTGATGTAATTACCTTAAAGGGGCAATATAACAGCTGGGTAGTTGGCGATCGGGTTAGATTGCAGCAATGGGAAGCCAGCACCCGATACATGGAAGCTGAGGTTGTTGCAGTATCGGGAATGACTATCACACTCGGTAATTATATAAACACCACCAGACCGCAGGCGAATGAGGACTTAGTACAGTGGGGGCATGTTTCAGATGCTTCCCGACAAAATTTTTTATACCAAACCGCCCGCGGAGCTGATGCTGCTTATTTTTCCGTAATGCAAGGCGTAAACAGCTCTGATTTAACAAATAAACAAGTGTTGCGAATCGGCAACCTATCAGGCTACGCAAATGCCGGTTACGGAATAGCTTCTAAATACTCAGGTAAAACCTATTTCGAGCTTTCAAACAATGTAAAGACTATCGCAGGCATTGGTTTCGATGATGAAAAATTCACCGCCGGGAATGTTCAAATTAAAAAAACGGGTGATATCATTAATACAGGATCGGGCACACCTTATGCCTTTTACGGAAATGGGAATTTCTCGTTGGGGAAAGGGCAGATAGGCTATAATGCCGTTACTAATGTTGTAACTTTTGGGGCTAATGTAGCTCTAAATTGGCAGAATTACGCGGATAGTGCGGTTGATGCTGTTCAGGTTGGAGGGAAAAATAATTTTAAAAAAACAACACCAATAACCCAGTTAAGTGGTGGAGCTATTCCTTCGCGAGATGAAATCGAAGCCCCTAACGGATTTAAGATGGTTGGTGTTAGTGGTGTGACAACTGGCAGCGTTCGTGTAGGCTTAGTCATTTCTGATAATGGAGAGCATACTTTTAGCTTTTGGGCTAAAACTAATGGAGTAACAGAAGTTTTGGAATTTGATTTCGGTGATTCGTACGCAGGTGCTAGAACAATCACAGGAACATGGCAATATTTTACAATAACGCGAACAGTACCGAACTACGGGGATGGGTCGGTTTATTGTTTTATCGATATAACTAGCATTGCTTACAGCTGGTATTATTTCAAAGATGTAAAGATAGAAAAAGGAAACAAAGCAACCGACTGGACTCCTGCTCCCGAAGATGTGGATGCCAGTATTGCGACCAAAATAACAGGTGCCGAGGCAACTGTTATTACCAACAACACAATAGCCACCACCAACCTTTTAGCCCAAAATTTACAAGTGCAAATGGCTAATGTGACAGGTACGTTGTCGGCATCGCAAATAGATGCCTTAAGTATCACGGGCGATAAAATTGCGTCGGGAACAATAACAACAACAAAATTAGCAGCCCTAACCATTACGGCTGAAAAAATAGCAAGTGGAACTATCACGGCAGATAAGCTGAACGTAACATCCGTTCAGGCATCTTTAATCACAACCGACTACATCGAAGGTTTAAGTCTTGATTTTGATAGGGGAACCATTGCTGCCTTTAGTATTAATTCTAATTATCTGCGAGGCGGAAGCACAATAGGAGGTGGCTTTGCAGGCGTTGAGTTGAATGCAAATCCTTCGGATGAAGGATATATTAGAATGTATAGAGATGGAAGTAATACCGCATCTAGAGTAGGCATTACCTTCGGTATAGAGTCAAATCATGACGAATCAGCAATTTTTTCATCAGCCGCATACGGCGAATACGCATTAGGTTTAAATTTAGTATCGCAGGAAAATATTGCGATTAAAAGCGGAAATGGTGTAGCTATATCAGCAGTAAATGAGGTCTCTCTGTATGCCGGAAACAATAAGGATATTATACTCACAGGAAACGCCTTATTTAAGAAGCAAATTAAAACACTTGTGCTTCAAAGTGCAGGCAGTACCTCCTCTACATATCCTACAACTCTAAACACATCAGATTCATCGACGTTTATGCTAGGATCGACGTCAAGTAACAGGCATTATTCCCTAACTGGAGGAACGAATGGACAGTTATTAATACTATTCAACCGAAATGATACGAGTAACTGTTATGTTCGTGGATTCATTCAACAGTCTGCCAATCCGAGTGATTATTTTGAAATGGTAGGCGGAGAAGTTTTAGTTGCGCAATATCACGCAAATTCAATGTACAATCCTACCAGAACAGGCTATTGGGTTGTACTTACAAGATATAATAACAGTTGGTAAAATTTCAATCAATAATAATAATAATAATAATAATAAAATTCAAACACATGAAAAAGCAAGATTTATTCAGATTACAACAAGGATTACAACAGGTAGCAAATTTACGAGGCGTAAAATTCGCCTATGCAGTTGCGAAAAACATCCGGAAAGTAAATGCCGAATGCGAAGACATTCAGCAGGGAATTAAAGCGTCTGACGACTGGGAAGAGCTTGAAAAACAGCAGCGCGAAATCAACATGTATCATTGCAAAAAAGACGAATCCGGCAATCCCATTCCTGATAGTAACGGACAGTTCATTATTCCTCAGGAACGTAAGGATGATCACAAAAAGGAAATGGAGACGTTAAAGGAAGCAAATGCAGAAGCATACACTGCCCGCGAAAAGCAAATCATCGACTATAATAAATCGATGTCTGATGAAATTGAATTCAGCCTTCACACAATCAAAGAGGAAGATTTACCCGCCGAAATCACCGCCTCGCAGTTGGATGGTATTTTTGAAATGGTTGAGTAAAAAATTGGGGGCATAAAAGAGCCCCCGCCGCTATCAACCAAAGTTCTCACGCAACGGTTGAAAAGTAAAGGTGCCATAACACCACGACGAGGGCAAGTTCCTTCGACGGTGTTATGGCACCTTTATTTTTGCGTGAGAGTGACAAATATAATAAATAAATTAGAAGTAAATGAAGACACCAATTAGTTATTATGGGGGCAAACAGAACCTTGCGAAGCTAATTTTATCCTTATTCCCCAGGCATAAACTTTACGCTGAGCCTTTTGTGGGGGGCGGTGCAATTTTCTGGACTAAAAACAGCAGTGAGGTTGAAGTAATAAACGATACCAATAAGGAATTAATCAATTTTTATGAGGTTTGTCAGAATGATTTTGTCTCTCTTGAAAAGCTGGTTCGTATTTCGTTGCATTCGCGTTCGCTACACCGAGATGCAACTGTTGTGAATGATAACCCACATATGTTTACGCGTGAGAAAAGAGCCTGGGCTATTTGGGTATTAGCATCCCAAAGTTTTGCCAGCATGTTGGATGGCTCGTGGGGTTACGATAAGGCCAAAGGAGCCACCTCTCGCAAAATAAGCAACAAGCGGGACGATTTTACCGAGAAATATGCTATTCGCTTACAGAATGTTCAAATAGAGTGTACTGATGCCTTACGCATCATTAACAGCCGAGACAACCCCGATGCGTTTTTCTATTGTGATCCACCATATTTCAATAGTGACTGTGGTCATTATAATGGTTATGGCATTGACGACTTTGAGTCGCTGTTGAAAGCATTACAAGTTCTTGAAGGTAAATTCTTGCTCAGCAGTTATCCTTCAGATATTCTGGGCAAGTATGCTGAGGGGAATGGCTGGTACCAAAAGGAAGTTATTCAAACCGTTAGTGTGTCTCACAACTCCGATAAGCCACAAAAGAAGAAAGTCGAGGTACTTACTGCCAATTATGACTTATCGAACCCCACGGACGTTAAAACACTATTTAATTAG